ACAAGATCTTCTATCGAGTTCTGGAGCAGATCTAGATGAAATCTCGAAGAAGAAAGAAGTTTATGATAAGATTGATGAGTTTCTTGCTGCTTTTGATTATGAAGAGCTTGTCGCGAAAAACGATAAGATTCATAAATTCCAAGAAGCACATACACTTCTTGAGCAAGAGTTGGCCAACATTGAGAAGAAGTCGTCTCTTCTTGAAGGCATTCCTTGTGGTAACAAATACCCGGCATGTAAGTTTATTTGTGATGCCAACAGAGCCTTACTCCGTAAAGAGGATAAGCAAAAGGAGTTAGCAAGTTGTGATAGCGAGATTGAATCACTTGAGCCCAATAAAGTCAAGGATCATATGGAGAAGCATCAAGTTCTTGTTGGCAGGAAGTCTTCTCTTTATGAGGCGATGACAAGGCTTGAGCTTCGCGTAGAGCAGACAAAAAATGTTATTAGCAAGGTTGACTTGGCTTTGGCCTCTCTCTACGAGCAGCGTGATTTGTACAACGAAAACAAAGAAGCGATTGAAAATCTAGAGTCTATCTTGGCTCTTAAGCAAGAAAAAGAAAATGAACTTTCTTCTCTTAAAAGAGATCTAAGCTCTTGCCAAGATGAGATTATGAGCCTCTACAAAGTTAATGGCTCTTGTGAAGAGAAGCTGGAAAACCTTGTTGGCCTTCAAAAAGAACTTGATTCTCTCCGTGAGGAATACTCTGCTTATGATTTATTCATGCAGTGCATGCATAGTAATGGTATTGCTTACGATGTTATCAAGAAAAAGCTTCCCGCTATTAATGAAGAAGTTGCAAAAGTTCTAGCAAATATTGTTGACTTTGAAGTCTTCTTTGAAGATGACGGAGCTAGATTAAACATCTTTATCAAGCATGCTAGCTATGATCCACGTCCACTAGAGATGGGGTCAGGTGCAGAAAAAACTATTGCTGCCATGGCGATTAGGTTAGCTCTCCTATCTGTTTCCAGTCTACCAAAGGGAGATATCTTTATCCTCGATGAGCCGGGAACAGCTTTAGACGCAGAGAATATGGAGGGCTTTGTTCGAATTCTGGATGTTGTTAAAAGTTACTTTAAGACAGTATTGCTTATTACACATCTAGATTCATTAAAGGATTGTGTAGATATGCAGATCACTATTGAAAAGAAAAATGATTGCGCTTTTGTTAAGCAATAACTATTTACTGTGTTAGATAATCTTTGTAAAAAAGAAGAGGATCTAAAATAAGGGGCTCAGAAACATGAAATTTACTAAAAGTGATCTAAAAAAGATTATTAATGAAGAGATAGCTAAAGTCTTATCAGAAATGGAGATTCCTGTTGGGACAGAGATAGATTATCTTTCCGATGAGGAAGAAGATGAATATGGCAAAGGTGCTTATATGTATGACGATATGCGTGGACGCATGACTGCTAGAGCCCCTCGCACCGCATCGGATCCTCGTGCTCCTGAGGGAGGATATTATGCTGATGTTGGACAAGAAATAAAGAAACTTGCTAAGAGATCAGGTATGAGTCCTATGGAGTATTTAGAAGATTTGGGCTTTAGTCCCGAAGTAGCTAGTACGCTTTTGGGAAGAGCAGGAGAGTTTGATGATGCTAAGCTTGGGATGTACTTCAAGTAGGGCAAAGAAAACTAAAGGAAACTCAACACATGAAAATAACAAAGTCACAGTTAAGAAAAATCATCAAGGAAGAGCGAGCCCGCCTTCTTTCAGAAAGTCTCGATCCAATGGCGTTTTCTGATACGATCGGCAAGATTAACAGCTTCGTTCGTTCAATCGATAGAGACGACGAGCTTCCATCTGCTCAAGAGGCAACCGATTTTGTTTCTGACCAATTGTACGAAGTGTTGTCAACGATAAAATCTTCCATGGGATATGCACTTAGAGAAGTCGGCGTAGATTTTTTCGACGTTCTTGACAATACGGTAAAAGTTATGAAGGAGGGACAATGAGTATGGCAAAAGCGTTTATAGATAAAGGTTTAGAAAAAGTTCTTTCACGTAAATTACTTGTTTGGGCGACTGCAACTGGCTTAGCCGCTGCAGGTTTCCTTACTAGTGGAGATTGGGTAATTATTTCTGGTCTTTACTTAGGAGGCCAGTCAGCTATTGATGCTATCGTCAAACTTAAGGGGGCTTAGTTGTCCTTTATTTCTTCAATACAAACATATTGGAGAGAAATACTGTTTGCGGTCGTACTTCTCGGTATGTCCGCATTTTGGTATTATGATCGCTCTTCTATTATAAGGGCAATGGATATTGCTGCAGAAAGATATGAAAAAGAGCTAGAAATTATCAAAGAGTCTGCACAGAGAGAAAAAGAAAGAAAAGAGGAATTGCTTCAAGAATATAGAGTTAAAATCTATGACCTAGAAAAAGAATATAAAAAGATAGAAGAAGAAATAAGTCTAGCTAAAGATGAGCGGGTCGAAGAGATAAAAAAGATAAGAATAAAAAATCCTCAGAAGCTTATAAGAGAAATAGAGCAAACATTTGGATTTGAATATGTGGAATAAAGTTGCACTATTATTAAGCTTAACTTTACTTTTGTGTAGCACTTCAAATGCACAAGAAGGCAGGTTTACATTAGTACCGGAAGGTGGTATAGTAAAGTTTCAAGCAACTTGTTTTGATGATTTGGCTACAGCAAAACTATTAACTTGGAAAGAATTTCAAGAAAAAGAATTCCAAAGTAGATTAGACTTTCGACTGAACACTCAAAGGACTGACTACGAATTTAAAATTGACACTCTGAAAGTGGAGCTTGAAGAATTAGGTATCCGACACACAGAGATTTTAAAGTTGAGAGATAAAGAGATAAAAGATCTAAGAGATATCATAAAAAAGGATAGAAAAGTTAATATTCCTCTTTTAGTGACAGCTAGCATTGTTGGTGGTATAGGCATCGGTGTTGGCACAGTTTATATAGCAAATCAGGTTTCGAAATGAAAAGCAAGATAAAAGATCCGCATTATGTCGTTAGAGTAGAGAAGGCTATATCAAAAAAGTATGGACACGAAGCTATACAAAATCCACACAGCAATTGGTCTGACGATAAAGAGGAAGAATATAAAAGACAGTTGAGTGTCATAAGACTAAAAGAGGACACTTTTGTCCAAAAGGTTGAGAAGGTTGAAGTTGATGGTATTTTAGTTAATAAAAAACTACTTACTAAAGAACAAAAAAGAATATGTCCTGTTTGTGAGTCTTTTTCTTTTAGCATCCAAGATGACATGTATATGACAAAATTTGATTGTTGTAGAAATTGTTATATTAGATGGGTCGAAGGAAGAGAGCAAAGATGGACGAAAGGTTGGCGTCCCAACAAAGGAGAAATTTAAATGTCGTCTGAGTCACTAAAAATTGTTAGAGGTCTTGCCCAAGCGGCTGCTAATGCATATGATGGCGCACTTGATAGCGAAGGCCAGCCTTTGCGGATTGGTCTAAAAAGAGAAGAAGGCCACATCATTAATGATTCCAGAACGCTTGACGGCTTTAAGATCAACTTTGTTGGGCCTTGTATGGTGGTAAATTACCAGTCCGAAATCCAGTTAAAAGAGGTGTATAAGGGCGGCTTCGAGGCGGAAACAGAACAGCGTATAGAAGATATTGTTTCCTTCCTTAAGAAAGAGTACAAAAAAATCACAGGTCAAAGCGTCTCGCTAAAAGCAGATGGCGAGATGAAAGCAACCGTACAGCATACAAGTCGTGTAAGAACATGGGTACAAGCTCAAAAGAGATATACTATTTCTGGTATGGACGGAACAGAACCAATCAAGCAGCCTAGTCGGAGCGATTTGGAAGATGGCTTCCGTTCCTTTTTGGATAGTGGCGGCTTCCAAGGCAAAAGACCAGACAATGATTCACGAAAAACAGATGCCTAATGGTTGTACAATTAACCAAAAAAGAAATAATCAAAGAGGTAGTTAAATCTGGTAAAGACCCTGTTTATTTCATTAATAATTATTGTAGGATCTCTCATCCTCTTAAAGGCCTAATTCCTTTTAAAACTTTTGATTACCAAGACGAGTTACTAGAAGATTTTAATGATCACCGCTTTACAGTAATTCTAAAAGCAAGACAGCTTGGTATTTCTACGATTGTTGCTGCCTATGTTGTGTGGCTAATGCTTTTCCACCGCGACAAGAATATTCTTGTCATGGCAACTAAATTCAGCACGGCAGCCAACTTAGTTAAAAAAGTAAAGATGATTATGCGGAACTTGCCTGATTGGATTCGCATTGCAAACATCTCAATCGATAATAGAACAAGCTTTGAGCTTTCAAATGGCTCTCAGATTAAAGCAACATCCACGTCAGGTGATGCTGGTCGTTCCGAAGCACTCTCACTTCTCGTCATTGATGAGGCTGCACACGTTGATGGACTAGATAAACTTTGGACTGGTTTGTATCCAACGCTATCAACAGGTGGCCGCTGTATTGCTCTATCCACCCCTAACGGTGTTGGTAACTGGTTTCATAAAACATATGTTGAAGCTGAGCAGGAAGAGAATAAGTTCAAACCAATCTGTCTACCTTGGAATGTACACCCAGAGAGAGACCAAGCTTGGTTTGAAGAAGAAACAAAGAATATGTCTCGCAGACAGATTGCTCAAGAGCTTGAATGTAATTTCAATACATCAGGCGAAACTGTACTTCACCCTGATGATCTGGAAAGAATACAAAACAGCATAGTAGATCCGAAACATAGAACTGGTTTTGATAGAAACTATTGGATCTGGGAAGAGTATCAAGCTGATAGTAATTACATGGTTGTGGCAGACGTTGCTCGCGGTGATGGAGCAGACTATTCTGTTTTTCATGTTTTCAAGCTTGAAACAATGGAAGTAATAGCGGAATATCAAGGAAAGCCTTCACTCGATATGTATGCCAATGTTCTTAACCAAGTTGGGAAAGAATACGGTGATGCTCTTATGGTTGTCGAAAATGTCGGTATTGGAATTTCTGTTTTAGAAAAACTCGTTGAGCTTGAGTATCCAAATATTTATTACTCTATAAAAGGTACTCATGAATATGTTGACCCCGCTTCAGCAAACTTAAGCAGGAATGCTGTAGCTGGTTTTACCACTTCTTCCAAAACAAGACCACTGATTGTTGCTAAGCTTGAAGAATTTATAAGAAATAAACTAATTAACACATATTCTGTTCGTTTGTTTAATGAGTTTAAGACTTTTGTTTGGAATAATGGGAAGCCACAGGCGATGCGAACTTATCATGACGATCTAGTCATGTCTTTAGCTATCGGTTGTTGGGTAAGAGATACTGCATTGACAGTTAATCAAAGAAATGTTAATTATAAGAAAGCATGCTTAGAATCTATCATATTTAGTAATACAAAAATCAATACACAGATACCGGGACAGCTTGGTTATGATAAAGACTTCGCTCAAAAAATGAAAGAACAACATACTGAATATCAACAATATTCATGGCTCTTAAAAGGATAGTTAAATGGCTGATCAAAAAAGAAATCCAAGAAATGTAGAATCTAATTTATTTAGAAGGCTTACTAAGCTTTTCTCTGGTCCAATAACGAACTACCGTTCACAGATCACAAGAGACTATAAAAGATCACAGTTAGATTATTACGCTACGAGATTTAAGAGTGCATCAGGGCAACAGTTTAAGAAAAGTGGTTATGATCCATTTTCACAAATTAACACTGCTGCTATGGCCAACCAGAGAAGAGCAGAAAGGTATACTGATTTTGATCAGATGGAGTATACTCCAGAAATTGCATCGGCCCTTGATATATACGCAGATGAGATGACAACACATTCATCTTTGCAGCCTATGTTGTCTATTAAGTGTTCTAATGCAGAAATAAAAGCAATATTAACAACACTTTATCAAAACATCTTAAATATTGAATATAATCTGTTTGGCTGGTCTCGTACAATGTGCAAGTATGGAGATTATTTTCTGTATCTAGACATAGATGAGAAATTAGGAATTAAGAGCGTTATTGGTCTTCCATCTGCAGAAGTCGAGAGACTGGAAGGAGAAGATAAGACAAATCCAAATTATGTTCAGTTTCAATGGAACT